GCGACGGGCGCGAAGGACGCGGCGAAGGCGTCGGGCGCAGACGCAGCGACGGGCGGCGGCGGGAAAAAAAGAAATACTAGAAATAAGAGAAAAACATCAGGTAAAACCAGACGGAAGAGAGTCTAAAATTTCATATTCACTCACAGGTTTTACAACAGAAAATGCAAAATTAATAATTGACTTCATATACTCACTTGATACAATAATGTAAAATTTATCTAAATATCTTTGATGTATAGGTTGCATTATTTTCATCAAAACTATTTTTTTATAAATATTTTTGATGGATATGTAAATAATGTTTCTACAATCAAAAACTACTCTAACATTTTTATTTGAATTATATATATTTCTATAATAGTCTAAATAATAGTCAAAATCTCTATCAGTAGTTGTGTGATTAAAAGTTATAATTATATTATCACTAACGTCTGTTATATTGAACCAATCGTTCATTAAATATTATTTTATAAAACTATAAAATAATATTTAATATAATACTTACCATCTAGTTTTTCTAACATTAATTTTTGGTCCAGCATTTTTTCTTCTATTGTTATTTGGATCATATTGTTCTTCTTCATCATCAGAGTTAAGTTCTTTTGACATTTCCCAAAATTCTCTTGAACCTAATTTAAAATCTTTTCTACTTTCAGCTTTATACCAAAATATTTGCTCTGTTAAGTTATTGGTTTTTGCATTATTATTAATTACTAAGCATTCATAATTTTCAGTACATTGATCCATAACTTGACAAAAAGATTCAAATGTTGGAAACATTCCAGCATAATTATCATATATTCTTTTACGGTTGGATATATAAGGTTCTCTAAGTATAAAAACAAAATCAATATTAGTACGTAAGTTAGGTGGAATACCTAATGGATATTGCATAGTTATAACTAACATTATTTTCCAATGTCTTCCATTCATAAAAAGTAATCTCATTAGTTTATCTTTGGTCCACCCAGCATCATATAAACAATCATCTAATATTACAAAAGCCCTAGGATCTATATTTGAACGTCCATATGCACTTTGATCTTTATTTATTTGTTTCATAACAGTTTTTTGTCTTTTTAATATATTTTCAATAATAGCAGTATTATACTCTTCATGAATAAATAGTTTTGGTATATGGCTACCATAAAACTGGTTACCTGCTTCTGTTCCTGATATAACAGTTCCTATTGGTATATCTTGATGATGAAACAATAAATCTCTAACTAAAAAACTTTTACCAGTATCACGACGTCCAATCAAAACTATAACAGGGCCTTTGTTTTCATTAGGTTTGAAACTTATTGTTTTCATATCAAATTTTTTAAGTTCTAAAGTCATACTCTAAATATTAGAGAAAAAAAAGATTTTAAAAACGCATATATATAAGTTAAAATATTTAGATAATTTTATACTTGTTTAAATATGGAACCAGTATTTTATAGGAAAAATAAGAACGTCGCTTTCACTTATTTAGAAAAAGAGCTATATTTAAATGATATACAAAATTATACACCAATATATGATGTTTTTTTTACATTAAATGATAGTAATCGTAACAATATTAATTTAAATAATAAATGGGAGATAGTAAGTATAACAAAAAAAGTTACAGATAAAGTATATGAATGTTTTGTAGAAGATATTAAGGGTAATAAAAAAAAAGTAAATATATTTTTTAAGTTTGCACCACTACTAGACCCCCTTAAATATTTAATTGGAAAATATGAAAATATAGATATAACAAGTTTACCAAATAATAATAAAGAATGTAATAAAAAAATGTTAGATGTAAATAATTCCGCATATGTAGACAACTTTTTTTCTTATTTAACAAGTAGGCTTCTACATGAATATGGATTTATACATGGATTAGATTATCATGGTGGTTTTTTAGCTATTAAAAACAATTATATTTTTAATTGTGAAGATGACATAGATTATATGGTTAATTCTTCTTTTTTTAATAAAAATAAAGATTATTTATTTACACTTACTGATCAATTAAAAGAATTAATAAACAATGACTCTATTAAAAAGAAAATTAAAATTGACATTAAAGATGAAGAAAATCTTAATCTTTCTTCCTTAATGAATATATGTGGTCTTGAAGATAATCCTGATATAGTAAATAGCACAACTACCACTGATATATCTTTAGTTGAAGTTAATAAAAATTCTAAAGGTAGTCAAAGTAAATCTACACAATCAAGTTGTTCGTCCAGGTCATCTATAACAGATAATGAAGACGAAGATGAAGATGATGATAATGATGAAGATGACGATGAAGATGATGAGGATGACGATGAAGATGACGAATATTATAACGTAAATATAAATGAATTTCCAGTTAATGTAATAGCATTAGAGGCATGCAAAACGACATTAGATGAATTAATAGAAGAGGATATAAGTTATGCAGAAATTATATCAGCATTTATGCAAATTATAATGACACTTGTAACATACCAAAAAGTTTTTAATTTCACACATAATGATTTACATACAAATAATATCATGTTTATAGATACAGATAAACAACATATTTATTATCATTATCAGGGTATTTATTATAAAGTACCTACTTTTGGAAAAATATTTAAGATAATAGATTTCGGGAGAGCTATCTATAAATATAATGGAAAGTTACATTGTAGTGATAGTTTTTCTCAAAATGGTGATGCTGCTACTCAGTACAATTTTGAACCTTATTTTAATGATAAAAAACCTAGATTAGAACCTAATTATAGTTTTGACTTATGTAGATTAGCATGTTCTTTATATGATAATTTGTTAGATGATGAACAAGATGATGAAATATATAATCCTGTTAAGATTATTATAGAAAAGTGGTGCAAAGATGATAAAAATAGAAACATATTATACAAAAACAATGGCGAAGAACGATATCCTGAATTCAAATTGTATAAAATGATAGCAAGATCTGTTCACAATTTAACGCCCAAGTCACAACTTGAAGACGATATATTTAAAAAATATGTTGTATCTAAAAAGAGTATTAAAAATAAAACCAAAATTGTTGATATTGATGCTATTCCATGCATGATTTAATTACAAGTCGAGTAAATTACCTACAATAACTTCTGTAGGTTTTTGTAATCTGTTTATATCTCTATTAAGATTAATTATTATTCTGTCTTTTTCTTGTAATTCAAGTTTTAATTCTCTTATCATTTGTTGTTGTTGTTGTACTATTTCTCGAGTTTTAATTAGATCATTGTAATGATTTATTTTTTCTTGATTTAGATTTTTTAACCATGACTTATGTTTTTCACAATCAAAATGTTTAGTTAAGCTAGCAGGAGTTTTATAAACTTGATTTTTTCTGCTACCGCAAGGACATCTTATACCATTTTTTATACTATCGAATGATGGCATTATATTTATATAAGTACCGTTTTCATCTACTGCTACCTGATACAATTCCGGTTCCAATACCAACGACATCTATATAATTGATATTATCTTATATTTAATTAATATCAATTTATTTTATTTTTATCTTATCATCAACAGAAAAGTATGTGTGTATCACCGCTACCATAAAACTAACAAAAACACTTTTAAGAGAATTGAAAGCATCTACAGATGTTGTATGACACCATATAAGCAACTTACAATGTGGTGCTTGTGTCATTATAGGTGTAAATAGATATCCAGAAAGGGTAGTTGGAATACAGAATTTTTGATATAATTGTACAGAACACCAATGCATAGCCGTCCAAAATATATTTAATTTAAAACCCGTAATGAGTGTAGTTTTAATACCTTCATAGCTTAAACTCATAGTTGAATTATATTAAATTATATTTAATATAATTTAATATAAATTAAAATTCGGGTTTATCTACAAATACTTGAGCCTGATCACCTTTTTTTTTGCCTTTAAATATATTAAATTTATTGAGTAAAAATAAACTTACAAAACTACTTAATGTTACCATTATTGTTTCTTTTATTACATCTTTAGATAATGGTTGTTTTTTAATATATTTACTTTCTATGAAATTGATTGCCAAAAATATTACGGAAATTACAACAGAAGATAATGCAATTACTTCCATTTAAATTATAATTAAATTATAATAATTAATAATTAACGCATATTATGTTAAAATTTCTATATCAGATAAAAGAGGATTTTTATCATTTAATTTTACAGGTATCTCATTTATATCTAATGTATCTAATTTAATTGTTTCATTACTAATAACTAGTTTTTCTTCTTCATAATCATCTTCTTCTTCTTCTTTGCGTTTTTTATTATTAATTTCGCTTATTTTTTCTAATGTTTCTAGATCTTTAGGTGCATTGACATCTTGTTCTATTTTATCAACAGAAATAGATTTATCTACTTCCGAAAAAGATAATTTTAAGTTATTATCGGTATTTTGTATACTTTCATCAGTAACAACTACTGCATCAGATGCAGGAACATGAGGTTCGATAGCAAGAGCATCTTTTTCTGGAATCGAAGAAACAACAGGAACGACATTTGTTTCTATTACTGGAGCTATAGATTCGGAAACAGGGGAAACAGATTTTATAACTACACTATCGTCATCATTTTTGCTTTCTTCACTAATTTCAGATTCATTAACAACTAGTTTTTTGCTCATGGTATTATCTGTTGGATCTTTTTGTTCTTCAACAATAACTTCTTTATTAACATTTGCAATTAAGTCAGTAGATTCATCCATGTATGCTTTTAATATTTCTTCCACTGGAATACTTTCTCTTATAGCATTTAATATAGAATTATTGACATGATCTTCTATTTCTTTTTTATTTTTTTGTAGAATCAAAGGTTCTACATTTCTTTCAAAAAGGTACACAACAGTATATAGTTTTCTACCACAATTAATATATACTTTATGTATAAAATCCTTCAATTCTGGAACGTTGATATTTATTTTTTTTTGCGTTTTACTAACTCTCATTGAAGTTAATATTTTTAAATGTGATATATGAACACAAGATATCAAGTCTTCTAAATATGTACACTTACTTTTTTCTACTATTCTTTTTGTTTCAGCTTCAATTATTGAATTATTCCATTTTGGGATTCTACTTAAAAGGTTCTGAAATGTCATCAAATATTTCTCTTTTTCTCTATTTTCAAGACACAGTTTGTAAGCTTCATCAAATATTGAATATATACCTTCTGTAATATAAGGTGTTATAATGTTTAATAATTTGATTGCCCATTCCTGTTGTGAATTATTTAATGATGTAATATTATAATCATCCATTAAATAAAGACTATATTTTCTAAATTGTAATTTGAACGGAAATAGCTAAAAAAAATAATTAAATACATCAATAATTTCTCATTTCTAAATTCTCTTTTAATTTTTGTAAAATTTAATAATAAATCATTTATATTTAAATTTTTGTTATTTTGTTTTATTAAATCCACAATGTCTATAGCACAATATCCTTTATTGTATAATATTTCGACTGATTCACATAAATTTTCCATTTCAATATTATTTAAATATTTTTCTAACCAATTTTCTTTATCTCTGTTATAAGCTTTTTTATTAATTTTATATATATGTAAATTTACTTGTTTATTTTTTATTATTGGATAAGGTATATTTATCTCACAAAATCTTGAAAGAATTGGTTTTAATATTTTATCTTTATTATTAGTAACAATAATAAATCTAGTATTAAAATTAAATATTTCAATACATCTTCTTAATGCAGATTGAGCATCTATAGTTAATTCATCTGCATTATATAATACTATAGTTTTAAAGGTGTTCTTAATATTAGTTTTACAAAAATATTTAATATCTTCTCTTATAAATTTAATACCACCATCTTTTGCACAATTAACTTTTAAAACATATATTTCTATCTCTTCTTTGTTATTATTATAAATATCATTAATAAAATTATTTACAATACACTTTTTACCACAACCAGATGGTCCATTAAATAAAATATTAGGTATACTATTATTTTCTAAAAAACTATTTAATTTATTATAAATATTTTCATGAATATGCATATCTAATATTTATTTAACTAATTTTAAATAGTAATTTTTAATATTGTACTACAGTTGATAAGCTATGTGTGTAAGGATTATTTTTAAACGCATTCAATAAATTACCATCTAATTGGTTATTTGGTTTGTTTTCATATGGTGGAACATGAAGTTTTCCAAAAGTTTCTGCAGATGGTACCGAACTATTTAAATTACCATTTATATTCGGCGTATATTGAGTATTCAGTGATGACTTATTACTATTAGTTGATTGATTAATCGAATTGTTAAACATATTTGTATTACCATGATTCATAGTCATCTGGTTAGATCTATTGGTATTATGTGATTGATTATAGTTTGATTCATAACTAGGTAATTGTGTATTATTATTTGCACCACCAACATAATTTACATTCGTAGTGTCTCTTTGATTACTTGCTATCTGATAATTAGCATTACCATATCCACCTGTATGGTTATTATCCACACTTGGCATTCCATAGTCAAATGGACTATAATTAGTAGTTTCTTTTGTGGTAGTTTTAACCTTGTTATTTGGATCAAACATAGTTCCGGCTGATACAGATGTACCTGGACCAGCTTGTCCATTAACTCTTACTGAATTAACTAAATCTTCTTTACGTGTAGGCCTTAATATATCCATTATAGGCGCAGCAACACTACTTACAACATTAGTTACTATTCCATTTCGATCATTTGCTCCAGTATTTGTCCTATTATTATTAGGTAAATTCATATTATTTTGATTTACTGTATATGCTCCACCACCTGAATACTGAGGCATACCCATGTTTTCAGAATCTAGTTGCTTAAAAGCCTTATTAGCTAATCTATAATTGGATTGTGCTTTGCAATTATCAACCGCTAAATTAGGGGCTCCAGTATATTCTACACTTACCGCCCTATTTACATCTTTATTATTATAAATAGATCTTACAGTTGGCGCTTTTTGTAATCCTGTTGTGGTTAAATATCTATTAGGATAGTTTTCATAATATCTGTCAGGTAAATGTTTTTCTAATTTTCCATGTATTCCTCTCTCTTGAACTTTACTATGTGCCGGACCTTCTCTGCCTCCTAAATCATATGTTAGTTTAGGATTAGATGCTATTCTTAAATCATCTACTGACTTGGGCTGCCATATATTTCTTAATTCTGCACCAGAGTTGTAACCTAAATTCCCAGTTTCACTATTCTCTTTAAATGGATTAACATTGTTGGCAATCATGCTAACATTTTGTCTAGATCTAATGAATTCTGTTTCATTAGGTGATCCATGTGCCCATTGTATATTTTCTTCTGGTTTAAATAAAGGTGCTGATTCTTCTTTTTCTCTAGAAAATGAATTATTTCCTTGTCTACTATCTAATATTGAGTCTGTGGGTGCATTTTCCATAAAATTATTACCATTTAGTTTTGATTTACCGAAATACGGAACCATATTATTGTGGTTAAACTCTTGTCTATTAATCTGTTCGCCATTTATGCTATTAAATTTATAATTAATTTCTTCATTATTTTTCTTAGAATAATATTTATCTGTAAATGAATTATTAGCATCTTTATATTCGTTTATATTATGTACATCTACATTATCTTCAACTGGAGTACTTTGATTAAGTAAATTATGTTTATTTATAAATCCATCACAATGGGTTCTATCTATAATGTTTTTGTTTTTATTTTTATTTTTATGAATTAAAAATATTCCAAAACCTGCTATCGCCGGTACTACAAGAGCCATATATATAATAATATTATTATTATATATTTTCTAAATTTTAACTAGTAAAATAATCTTTTTCTAATAGTTTTGTATTTAAATTATTTTGAAATGGTATGCATACATTTTCTTGAGGGTTTAAAAATAAAATATCATACCTCATTTGTTGTTTATCTCTAAAGGTCCATGCTGGATGTGTTGCTCTAGATTGATCTGTTTGATCCTTATTAGTTGGATAACTCATAACTTCGTTATAAATTTTATTTTTTTCATATGAATTTTTTTCAACATGATCTCTTGTTAGTTTTCTTGTTAGTCCCCTTAAATCACTCTCTAAACTAACAGGATTATTAGAAAGATTACCACCCCATTTCCCTAGTCTAACAAAGTTGTTATCAAAATAGTATGGTTTTACACCATTACCTGGAACATTTAAATGATAAGAACCTATATCTGTAGATTCTTGTAATTGTTTCAACATTCTACACGGATCATCATGAAACCTAGTAAATGACATTTATATATATTAATATTAATATTTAATATTAAAATATATAATTATTTATTCTTTCTGGAATTTCTGAATACACTCCCATATTTTAGCACTTTCTTGTATATTAAATACCCCCCTCTGTTGCGCTAAATTACAAAAACCTACTAATAAGTTTAATGCGGTATTTTCATCATCTACTTTTACATCAACTAATTTTGGTTTTTCACTATCATTTTGAGGTGGTCTTGGTGGTTGTGTTTTGGTATCTTCCATTAATTAGATTAAATAATTATTATTTAAATTAAAATTATACTAATTATTTAAACATAGGTCTTTGATTTTCTAAATTTATGAAATGTGTCTCCATAGGTTGAAGTCTTTCCATAAAAACAACATTATTTAAAGTATTCGGATCTATTTCTACTTTTTCTTTTGGTTTAATTAAATTTGTTGAACCAATTCCATAAAGTTCAGATTCTAAATCTACACTATTATTTGATAATTGCATAGCTGGTGCACTTTGATAATTAATTCCAAATATAGGATATTGTACTTTTATTATAGTATCATTTAATGGACTTATCATATAGTTTCTAGTTTTTTCAAATTGATGTTGTTGTAATTTATAATCTGATCTCATATTATTATTTCTTGTTGATGCCATATAATAATAAATAATATTATTATTTAATATATGTTTATTGACAAAAATAATTATACTAAACATGAATGTTTCGGTTCTTTAGCTGCCTTATTAGGGGTCGTTTCATCTTTCCCACAAATATACAAAACATTTAAAACTAGAGATGCACGCTCTTTCTCTTTACTGGCATTATTTATTGGTTTTATTAGATCAATATTATGGATATTACATGGTTATTATATGAATTCTTTTTCTGGTATGGCTTCCTCTAGTTATGGGTTATTTTATGGTATGTTTTTATTATATGCAAAATTATTCTTTAAATCTCGCTAATTTTATCAATCAACTCCTTTTTTATATCATTGTTTATTTTCTTATATTTTTTGTAGTAAGATAATAATTTATGCATTGTAAATAATGTATCATATCCAAATAAAAAAAGAAAACACATTTCATCATCGCTATCATGTAAAAAAATCGTATTATCTCTACATTTTTTATATAGTTCTATAAAGTCTTCATCATTTACTTCATGATATATTTCTGTAATTCTGTTTGTTAGATTTTCTAAATTATCAAGATCTACACTTATATTTAATATATTTAATAAATCTTTTTGATACTCTTCTGTACTTTCACTTACCATATATTTACATACATAATTCTCATTGTAAAATTCCATTTAATAAAAATGCTAATAAAATATTTTTATTAAAACTAATTTATTGTTTTTCTTGTTAAGTCTCTAGATGAAAGGCCACCTCTTATCCAGTTTTTGTCTACTGATTCTTCAGTAGGATTATGTGTTCTTGGTGCACTTACATCATAAGATGAATTAGCTTTGCTTAAACAACTTACATTATTTACTGGATTATTAGCTCCATTTTCTATCGAACTAACTACAGGATAGTTTTTGTAAGGAATATATGACTCTTCTGATGTATTTAAAACACTTTTACGATTTGTCATTGTAATACCCTGTCTTAATTCAGATTCTAACATACTATTACTTGGTCCTTTTCCTAAATATGGTATTGTTTTATATGGTCTTTCAACTAATGATACTCTGCATTTAGGATTTGTTTGAGTAGCACCAAGCAGTAATTTTGAACTATCATCAACATTGCATCCACCTAAACCCAAACCACTGCTTCCACTATAAAATATACTTGGTTGGCTAGTAGCTAATTCAATAGGCTTTTTCATTCCACAATCTTGTAAATAAAAGTTTTTTAGCATGTAACTATTAAGTTCTGCATTCTGCAAATTTGTTTGACTTAAGCCTAATTCATCTTCACCTATACGACCTTGATTATTTAAAAAATCTCCTGCTCCTGAATTCTCCATAAACATATATATATTTAAAATATATTTTATTTAATTCATAATTAAATTAAATTTTGTTCTAAATTTGTACCATCCTTTCTTGATGGCATATCTCCATAACACCACTCTGCAAATTTAGTTTGAGCATTTGGTATTTCTGTATTTGGTGTAGTATAAAAGTTTCTCATAGAATAATCAAATTGCATCTCATCATCTGTACTTTTAAATAATCGTTCATCTTGTACATTTGCTATTGCATTACTTTTAGTAGCATTATTAATCTGTTCTTGAACATTTCTATCATAACTCGCTTCTGCTGAACATCTTGTAGGATTATTTTTAATGTCTGTCAACATAACATTCATCATAGGATTATCTTTTGTTGGTTTTGTCGGAAAACAATTTACTTCATTACTATTAATATAAGGTGATTCACCAATTATTGTATTTGTTTCATTATTTTCAAAACCTTCAGTCTTTTTATGATAACCTGCTATTAGTACTATTGATATTATACCCGATATTATTGCATATATAGATTTTGTAACTATGTAATTTAATATAGATAAAAGTATTATCATTCTGGTTAATGCATTTAATTTTTGATTTTCTGTCATATCATTTAAAGGAAATATCTCTTTTGCATTTTTACTATTTATCAATATAAAAGGATTGTATACCCAAAATGTATCATTCATTATATATACATTAATTTATTATTTTTTACCTCCACCCTTTTTATTTTTTTTCTTTTTTTTCTTAATAGATTTTTCTACATTCTCACCTGTACTAAAAACTAATGTTTCCATATTCTCAACATTGATTTCTCTACCTTTTTCAAGTTCTTTTTCTTCACTCTTCTTTTTTTCATCTAATTTTTTTCTCATTCTTTCCTTCATCTTTGATGTTTTTAAGTTATTATTTAATTTATTTTGCATTGCATTTTTATCTATTTTTGCACCATTCATTCCTGGCATATTTTTAAACAAAGATTCCATTTTGTCCATTCCTGGCATATTTTTCATTTTTTCCATCAATTCTGTCGCTTCTTCTAATAATTCACTTTCCTTAAGTGTTCCTTCTTTAATTTTTGAATCCAGCTTTTTACCAACAGTTGTTGCCATATTCATTAACTTACTAGGATTTTTAAATAATTTATTAAAAACCTCTTCTGGATCTGCATCATCATCTACATTTAAATTCATATCATTCACTGTTTCTTCTGCTATTTCTTTCGCTAAACTTCCCAATTTTCCATCCAATAACGAATTTAAATGATTATGAATATTTTCTGCATCAGGTAATATACCATCTCCTGATACATCTTTTAAATCTACATCGCTTAAATCAAACATGTCTTGAATACTTGTTATCGTTTCAAAAAGTTTATCTTTTAAATCTTTCTCATTTACTTCTTCAAATATTTTTTGCGATTCACCAAATAAATGTTTCTCATCAATATCACCAATTATTACAAATAATATTACTTGTAAATGCTTCCAAATAATGTCTCTAGTGTTATCACTTATGTTATTATCATTCCATAAAATAGAAAAATCTATACCTGGAAGAAACTTAGTATCTACTTTATAATCTTTAAATATATCATCATTCTTATACAATATATCAAAAAATCTTTCAGGAAAAAATGTAGTTATGTAATTTTTTATATTTTCTATTTCTTTATCACATTCAATGTTATCATGGATATTTTTTAAATTATTATCAAAAATATCATACAATTCTGGAAATGTACCTAATAAATCTACAAGAAAATCTTTTATTATCTTTTTAAAATCTTTTTTATCTTTTTCAATTTTTTCATCTTGATTTTCATCTTCATCAACATCTTCATTTTCATATTCATCAACATCTTCATTTTCATCTTCATCAACATCTTCATTTTCAGATTCATCAACATCTTCATATTCAGATTCATTTTCAGATTTATCTTCATTTTCATTTTCATTTTCAGATTCTTTATCATCTAAATTAACTATTTCTTCATCTAAATTAACTATTTCTTCATCCAATTTTAGTATATTTTCACTCATTATAATTTAATAGATTAAATACTTTTAAATTATAGTTTTAATTATATAATTTAGATAATCTAGTAAGATTAATAATATACTTCATTGTAATTTTTTTATTATTATCATCTTGCTTTCTAACACTATCTCTAATAACAGTTATCTTATCGTTAATGTATGAATAATCTCCTTCCCAGCTTCTTTTTGTCGCAATATCTTCTATATCATTTACATAATCTTTCTCTATAAAAAAATCTATATTTTCATTTTCTACTTCATCATCGTATTTATATGCTATTAAATATTTCCAGTAGTTAATTATCAACTTTGGATTTATCTTTCTTATACCATCAAAATAAACTTTTGCAGTTATTAAATCTTGATCGTCAGGAAAAATTCTTAAAATATCTTCTAAAAATTCATTAAATTGTTTTAAGAATGTTTTTAATATTTGACTATTGCTTGGAATCATTTACTATAATATTAAAGATTTATTTAATATATTTAATATTATTTAAATTTTTCTTATAGGTTTTGGTATATCCATATCCCTTTGTTCCTGAAGTTTTTCTAAACTTATCTCACCAACCTTATCAGGTTCATATGTATCAGGTGGAGTTGCTATATTTACATTTTCATCTATTTTCACATAATTATGCATCTGTCTTAAACCTCCACCACCTTTGGCTGATAAATCGTCTGACGATTGATCCCAATAACTATAACTATCGGATATACTATTCATTTGATTTAATCCATATGCTAAAGGTTCTTCATTACCATATGTAGCCTCTGTATTAATTTCTTGTTGTTTTGGTTGTAAGTGATTATATATCTGTTCACCAAATAAAACATGATGACTATGATTAAGTAATAATAATGCTGGTACTTTTGTTATTGTAGGTGGTAATATGACCTTTTGATTATTTTCAAGAATAATATAAGTTGCGCCATTGTTTTCTTTAACTCTTTTATCTACACATATAAAATGTATATCATCTTTTATTTTTTTAACTGAAGAAATTGTTTTTATCAATTTTTTGCAAGGTTCACAATTATTGCTATAGTATAGTATACTACTCATTTATACTATTACATTCAATATTTTAATATATATTTAACTTAAAATTGAATAAATAAATATTTATTATATTTATATAAATGGCTTCCAATAATATAACAAATATTAATGAAATTAATGAAAATATAACATTTGTTATAAGTAATACTAATGTAAGTATAGTGAATGCAATTAGAAGAACCATACTATCTGATATTCCTATTTTGGGATTTAAAACCACTCCACATGAAGAAAATAAATGTGATATTCTTGTAAATACTAGTAGATTTAATAATGAAATCATTAAACAACGAATGAGCTGTATTCCTGTTCATATAAATGATCTAAATATACCATATGAGAATTTAGAAATTCAACTAGATGTTAAAAATGAAACCTCAAGTACTATGTTAGTGACTACTGAATCCTTTAAAATCAAAGATACTAGCAATGATAGTTACATTTCTCAAGAAGATGTTAAAAAAATATTTCCACCAAATAAATTATCTAAAGATTTTATTCAAATTTTAAGACTTCGGCCTAAATTGAGCGAAAATTTGAAACAAGAACAAATTACTCTTAATGCAAAATTATCTATTGTCAATGCTAAGGAAAATGGATGCTTTAATGTTGTTTCTATTTGTACTTATAGTAATTTACCCGATAATAAAAAAATTCAAGAAAAATGGAATGAAAAAATTAATGAGCTTAAATCTCAAGGTTTAAGCGATGTAGAAATACAGTTATATAAAAAAAATTGGGATCTATTAGATGCTAAACGTATATATTTAGAAGATTCATATCTTTTTACCATTAAAAGTTTAGGAATCTATACATGTAGCAATCTTATAAAAATGGCATGTGATATTTTAATTAACAGGTTTGAACTTATTGCCTCAGGTAATGGATTCATTATTAAAGACAATGAACTTACATTGGAAAACAGCATAGATATAGTTTTTGAAAATGAAGATTATTCTATAGGTAAGATGTTGGAATATATATTTTATACAAACTATTATTTAAATAGTAATACTATCCATTATGTATCATTTTATAAAAGTCATCCACATAACGATGAGAGTATTCTAAGAATCGGTTTTATCAATAAAACCGATAAACCTGCTATATCTCAACTTCTTTCTTCGGTATGTATACTAGCTACAGAAACATTTAAATCTATCAAAAGTCAATTTTAATATATAAATACTACATATCATATTATTTTTTTAAATAATTAAAGTTATTTAATGAAATAATATCTACTTTAAATATAGATATGGATAAAACTGAAAATGTAACCCTTGAATTAGGAGATATTATCAAAATAACATCACCATTAAATGAAACAACCAATAACAACACATATATTATAGAATATATTGACACTAATGTAATTAAACTTATAAATGTAGAATCATTTGAAAAACATATATTGAATATAGACGAAAATGGTGATTTATTAGAAGATTATATTAATGAAATTATATTATTAGATAGAAATCAAAATAAAGGCTATGCAAAACAAAATGATCTTAATGTAAATACATGGATAGACATTCATTTCATCGGTGATTTACCATTTATCGTAACCGGAATTATAACTAATGTTGAAGAAGATATGATTGAAATTAAAATCTACCCAAATAATGATATTATTTACATTGATTTTGCTTATCAAGGTATTCCGGAAGAATTAAATATAAAAGAAATTAAAATAAGGGAAAAACCTACCGAAAAAGTTGATGAAGGAATTGAATTAGTTGAGGATATTACAGATGATTATCAATTAGATGCTTACCTTGTACCTGATGAAGTTGTAACTACCGAACTTAAAGACCTCATAATTGAAGCAGACTCGATTGTTATAGGAGAGGAATTAGGTGAAATTGAACAAACTCTCACAATAGATGACAAATTTAAACGATATGGTATTGAAAGTCAAACAAATGATTTGCTAGATGAACTTCTATCAACTATACCCACTTATGACAGAACCTCTAAGAAATTAAATGAAATACACACTATAATACAAAGATACAAACAATTAAGAAGTATATATTCAACATTTGACGAAAACAACAATGCTAATAAACCCAAACTTAAAGGACCTAATTATAAACCTTTAGTCGAAAAACTATATAATTTAACTAATTTATTGTATTGGCTTATACCTGTGGTAAATTTACAAAAAAAAGTATATGTCGAAGAATTAGAACAAGACCTTGATGACTATATTTATGTTAAAAATAATTCTATAGCATTTGATGTTATTAATCAAATGGAATTATACAATAATTACTTATCTAATAGCATTTCAATAGATAGTAATAAGTATAATCATCTTTATAATCAATTAGACAAACTTAATACACCTTATTACAATACAAATAATGATGATAATTTTACTTATAAACTTAATAACTTAATATTAGGTATAATTAATAATTATGATGAATTTGATACAGATACTATAAATAATGATACTATAACCAGAAATAAATTTATATTTCAACAATACATTGAAAAAGAACAAATTTCTATTAACGGATTTCTAATGTTTCCTGAACCTATATTGAGATATTCTGCCATCAATATGCCGGGTACCAATATAATGATTAAATCTGGATTTAATATTAATTCTTTCTATTACTTTAATTTACTAAATAATTTCACAAAAATAACAGGTACAGATGATAATACTGATGAGAACTTTTTAAAAGAATTTAAATATTACAATTTCAATGAATATATAGAAAATTTTGAAAATAAGGATACAAAATTATCTGAAATAATTACTTATAATATTGATGTTGACTTAGATAAAACATTTAATCAAACTAATAAGAACGAAAAGTATAAATTATTTTTAAACAGTATTGTACCTAAAACTAAAATACTATTTGATAAAATTAAAAAATATATTAATAAACCTCTTAATTTTATAAGTATAATTGAATATTTAGAGCCTTTTCATATATATCCAAGTGATATATCATTTAAACAATTTTTAAAAATTATGTTTTTTTTAAAAGAAGAACTTGTTGAATATAAAAAAAAATACCAAGAAAACAAAATATTATTCAATGAGCTAAAAAAAAATAAACCTTTTAAAATATTAAATATTTCAAATATATTAAATAATGTCGAAAAAGAAAATTTATCAAGTTATAATATTAATTATGATTTAAGTTACACATCATCTGAAATATTAAAAAAAATCCTTATAAGAGATAATGGATATCATTTTTTTAATATATTATCATTATCTAGTTTGCAACTAATAGGAATGGAAGATATTAACACGATAATTAATGAACAATTAGTTAAATTAAATGTTGAAAGTGGTTGTGCTAATTATAAAATTTCTAAAAAATACACTAACGAAAAAGCCCTCCTTAATGATAATGATAAAGTTATTTATTATGATAAAGAATTTGATCTAACTGATTATGATTTTATAAATAAATATCAAAAAGAACTATCCTCCTTACCAAAAGAAGAATTCATTATATTTTTATCTAAAAAACTACAAGAAGATAAAAAGTTAACACCAGATAAGTCTGTAATAGAAGCTAATGCTATGATAAGCAAACAAAGAGTTGTTTTAGATAATATATATGCTATATTACAAACCGATGACTCTAAAAAATATTACATAAGAAAAAATAACAAATGGTTATTAGATAATGACATCAAAGATAATATAAATTCAAAAGAAAGATGGGATAGCTTGTGTAATGTTCAACAGGATTGTTTAATTGTTAAAAACGATTGTGTAGATGGAAGTAATTACATTAATGAACAATTACTTAAAAATGTTTTAACTGAATATGATACTAAAAATGAAGCTAATAAGTTTGAAATAACTGAACAATTAAATTCTGATATTGTCAATAGTAAAGATATACTTGATAAACTTAATTATAATAATACAAAAAAATCTTTTAAACACAATGATTATCAGATTTCTATAGGTAATGATGTAAGTGTATTCGAAGGAATACTATCACCACATATAGAACTAAGAGATAGAATAATTGGTTATCAAGATTTTGTTAAAAAACAAACATATATCGTACAATTTGCTGAAAAATATACTAGATTACCTAACGAAATTGATGAAGAACAACATTGGCTTTATTGTATAGAAACATCTACAAAATTACTTCCTAAATTTATGTTAATTCTCGCTAATGCTTACATTCAAAATTTAGATTATAATCAAAAATTACAAGAATTATGTAGAGACATTGGCGTTTTGTCTGATGATGGTGATACATGGGTCGATAAACATAGTGGATATGTAATTAAATCTATAGAATTTGATACTGATGAAGGTTATGATGAAAGTGGATTTAAATATAAAAGTCGCGATGAACTTGCACAAGATTTAGCATCAAATTTTTCTCTTGAAAATGTAAAGCTTTCGCCTGAGGTACTTATGTGTCATAATATTATTAATGCATTAGAAAACTTTATAGGCATTAATATATCGTCTTCCAAAGAGTTCATTACAACAAATGTTTTTATTCAATTAGACAAAGAACTAGGTGATGAGGAATCATACAATAGAATGGCTGAACAAATCAAGCTTAAAAAGGGTAAAAAAGTTCCAGAGTATTTATTTCAAAGACATTCGCTTATGTTACTTTTAACTATTGCTTATATGTTTGTTTCTGTTATTACTTTAACACCAACTCCTAAAATTAAAAAAACTTTCCCTGGTTGTATTAAATCTTTTAAAGGTTATCCATTAGACAAAGAAGATTATTCTGGTATAACATATTTTGCTTGCATAGTTGTTAATATTAAAAGCAGTGAACCACCATGGTACACACTAAAGAGTATATCCGAAAAACAATTAGTTAAAAAACTTACAATTTTACTTGATAAAATTTTATTAAAAGATCAGGTTATACAAGAAAAAATTAATAATAAATTACAATTTGACTTAACTAATGAAGATATAATACCTGATTCGATTAATGTAACTAATTGGGAAACTTTCCTTCCACCATTATCTAGTTTGACACTTAAACCATCTGAAAGTATAAGCGATGACTATATTAAATCTTTATTAAATAACATTTCTAATGGCAATGAAAATCAAATCAATCAAATTAATACAATTAACGGGAAAATTATACACTTTTCTATGTATATACAATTATTAATCTCTAATATAATTAAAAATGCTGAACCTATTCTTATGAATTCTAATAAAGAACCTTTTATTGATAATATATGTTGTAACAATGTTAAAAATGTCATGGATTTTTTAAATGAGAAAAATTCTAGTATTTATAAAACAAATAACGTTGTTTCATCTCTTTCAAATAAAATGAAACTTATAAAACAATTTACAAAAGCCAATATTATGTTTATTAATATTAATACTCGTAAACAATACCCGAATACAAGTGAAACACTAAGTGAAAATACTATATATAAGTCATTCATAATTTATTGCAAATTTAATAGTTCAACTATTATAAATAGCGATCTTTTAGATATATGTATCGATAATAAAAGTATGTTTAATGAAGATAATACCATACAAGAAAAAATTAAAATAATGAAACAAGAAAGTAAATTCTATAGTATAGAAACTTTACATCAATTACATAAGGTTATAAATAAACCCATTGATATTAATAATGATTCTACCATTCCTAATGTATTTGATAAATTAGAAGGGATAATCTATCAATTAACGTTACAAGAAGATAATAATATTCCAAAAGAGTTGCTCGATAATTTATTAAATTTACTGAAAGATAAAGAAGAAGTATTAGTAAAAGATACACAAAATATGCGAAATATTAAAAATTATTTAATTGTTAACAATAATAAACTTAAAATTTCAATAAAAGAATTCATCTCTAAAAACTCTAGAAACTCCAAAAAAACTTCGAAAGAAATCGATCTATTCTTTAACTTAATTGAAAAAATCTTTTCTGTTAAAAATCACAATATATTATCATCTAATGATCAAATAATGTATGACTCTACTGATCATTTATATAGATATTTAAATGATATTATCACAATATATCCAAATATGATTAAAAATAACGTTAGATACAATCATGGTGACACCAACATTCCAAAACATTGGGACCTTTCTCCCATTCATCAAATTGATATTAAAAATATTATGAAAAATCATTATAAATTATTATTTGAACTTTATGAAGATGATGATTTAATTGATTTTATTCAAAGATTACAACCTAAATTGTACAATTTATTATTGTTGGCTTCTAATATACCTAAACTAGCTACAATTGATAATGAAATGAATACAAGATATTGTTTTGATGCTGAAATATCTAACCTATTACATCAACACTTTATATTACTCGTTTTTGATAAATTTATAAATTATATTGATGAAGATTATGTAATTAAAGAAAGTAAAATTATTGCACCATTATCAACTGAAACATTCGAAGAAAAAGATAATGGAGATATATCACAAATAGAAATTTTAATTGGAGAAAAGAAAACAAATAGCGAAAAAGTATCTAATCTATTGATTATATTTATAAATACATACCTTGAATCATATTCAAGTACTATTTATGATTATTCAGATATTATGGAAAAAGTACTAAGATCAAAAGAAAAAGAAAAAGAACAATTTACAACTTATTTAAAAGAATTATCAGAAGATGAAAGAAAAGTTCAAGATATAATGAAGAAACAACAGCTAGAAAAATGGGGAAAGGGATTGCAAAAAGGTTTAATTCAATATGATAAAGATACATATGATGAAGAAAGAGAACATTTAGAAAAAGTAGCAATAATGGAAAGAAAACTTGAGAAAAATGATATAGTTACCGATATGAATAAAGATATTTACATGCTAGAAACTATGACACAAGATGAAATTGCACGCGATATTGAAGCTGAAGAATATGATATGTCATATATGCATAATGATGACGATTATGATGAAGATATGGAAGAACTAGCAATACAATTAGGTGCTATCAGAGAATATGATGATTAAATAAAATTTATTAATTAAAATATGTATTTTTAATATATATATGAAAATTTTAATTAATAAAAAAAAAAAAGTAAGTCTTGCTATCTATATTTTTATTATATTATTTATAATTATTCAATATATTAAACCTAGCTTTATATACACACAAAATGGTAATATTAGACAATTCGGTTTAGGTTATAAAAATAAAACTATATTACCTTTGTGGCTAATTACTATCATACTAGCAATTATATCTTATTATATCGTTATGTGTTTAGCATTGTATTCCACATAGTGATTCACATTTATCAATATTCTTTTTACTAACTATAACCGATACATTTTTAAAATGTATATAATCTCTATTATCATCTAATTCTCCTTCATGCATTTCAATCTCTCCTAGATCTTTTTTTAAAGCACAAGACATACTTACCTTATTATAATCATCTACATTTCTTGATACATGGTATAGATCTATATCAAACAATTTTGCACCATTTTTAAATCTATCTTGGCTATAGTAACTCTTTAAACATTTATTAATATTTTCTCTAGCAATAACTGCCAAAGATTCGCTATTTAAATTGTTTAGAGGATACAATTTATCTATAATCTTGTTAATAGTAGTCAAATCATATATTTTATTAAATACTGTTGGTACTATACAAATATCACCATTTACAATATTTGCTAATTTATGAAATGCTGAAGGGTTTCTAGCTAAATTCATAGACTCTCTTTCAGTTCTATTAAATAAATCTCCAAAATTTGTTGTTCCAGATTCCTTGCCCCAAAAACTACCACCCTGGACATATATTGGTCCTTTAATACGATCTTCTAATCTAAGTTTATCAATTAAATATATTATACCTGTACAAGGTCTCCCTACATTCGTAGTTATAATACTATAACTATTAATTAGCATTTTTAGTTCATTGAAATTTAAACACAAATTTAAAGGAAAATCATTTCTATTCATAAAACCAGTAATTTTAGGCAAATCATTGGATAAATGATGATAGATTTTTTGACTAACAGGATTCCTTTCATCTATAATATCTCGTGATATATACACTATTGTGTCTGGAAAAGCTCTAGCTAACCAAAATGCTGTTATAAATGCATTATTATAACTTTTAGTTTCATCATGATGATTTATATCACAAAAATTAAAATACTCTTTATCTCCTTCTGGTATTACAGGAACGATTAAAAGTAACTTTTCACCCTGTAATTTACGCATACCTATCTCCAAAAATTCATCTGCATCTGTCGGATCTACTGACAATATTATTAGTTTTTCGTTATTAGTAAATTCCATTTTAAATTTTTAATTAAAAAATATTTAAGTTAAATTTATTTATAATATCCTAGCTGATATGCATGTCTATATTTATGTGACATTATCCAATTTATATAATATTTTCTTATTAGTTTTTCACTTTTTAAACTCATACCTATACCATTTTTCATATAATTTTTAAAATTTTTATAATTATTTTTTTTAATTACATAATCCCAATTAAGTATCAATTCGTCTTTTAAATACAATAAAATATATTTTTCTATCTCATCAGGTAACAAATGAATTAAGTTATTAAATTTTTCTCTTTTTATCATACTTCGTGTTTGCACCATTTTTAGTTTAATTATTATTATAAAAAAACTTTTCAATTTATAATAATATTATGCAAAATCCAAAACTTGTTGATAGCGGAGCTAAATATTTTTTTAGAAAAACTCTCGAAAATTGTCATAACAAAAAATTAACATATTATAACAATTTGTATAATTTAATATTATTAATCATATTTATACTTCTTGTTTTAGCTACGTTAAGATACAAATATAAAGGTAAAATGACACCTCAAGAAAAAAAACAAAAGCAAGAAAAAGAAAGAGCTTATATACTTAATAAAATTAAGTCAATAGACATTCAAAAGCAAAAATACAGACAAGAAATCATAACTAATCTCCCTGATTTTGAAAATGAATATTATTATTTAAATGAAAAAAATAATATATAAATATAAGTATGGAAACTAAAAGTGAATTACATTTTGAACAAATCAAAAATGACGAACTAAGAAAAACAATTAAAGCTGTGCCTATTTCTGAACAAGTTATACCTGAATTATCTATATCACCACAAAAAACCATATTTACCGAGGATATAATCAAAGCTATGAATAAATATTATAAGCTTAAAGCTGATTATGAAAAAAAATATAGAAAAACTATCAAAACTATTAAAGATAATGACTCTTTACCCATCTTTAAAAAAAAAAAACTTATTAAAGCTATTAAGCCTAAGTGTATTAAATGTAAGCGTAATGTAGGTACTATATTTACAAATACTGATAGAATTCTTACTGCTAAATGTGGAGATAGTGTAACCCCTTGTGGTTTAGATATCAAAATACAAAGAGGTTCAATTATGACAGAAATTAAAGCTGCAGATTATTGGCAAAATGAAATAGAAAATGATAAATTTAATGTTATACAAACAAAATTAAATTACTTGTTTGGTTTTGTAAACGAGGAAGATTCTATTGTAAAGTTTAATGAATATAAAAATGTCATATCAGACACTCTAGAAGAATATACTTCGACATTAGAATATTTAATCCAAACTAAAGAAACTACTGAAAATATTAAATTAACAAATGAAACCTTAAATCAAAATTTAAATTTAATTAAAGAAAATATTGAAAAATTTATTGAAACTAACGATATTCAATACATTAAAGATGCTGTTGAAATTAATATTAAAAACATAAGACCTATGGTCACTTTAATTACCAATCTTAAATATAAGTATTATGCAATTCATTATGATGAAGATAATGAAATACATACTTTAGTAAAAAAACCATACACAATAGAATCTATAGAAAGAGTTATAGATAAAGAACCTAAAATAATTAGTTATAAAATTTAGAATCTTTGCGTAAATATTACTCAGATGATTTCATTTATTATACTATATGAGTGATACAACAAATATTAATCAATTACCACTTGTTAATGATATACCACAAAACATAGTACTAAATACACAAGATAAAGAACCTGTCTTACAAGTTCCTATTAATACTACTGAAAATTTACAACAATCACAACAACCCAATATGTTTAGTTCAGATAATCAAATAGATTTTGTTAAAAATATTAATAAAGCTGCTGAAACTGGTGCCACACAGTTACCTTCACGAGATATACCTAGAAACACCAACAATATCACTATTGATCCTAACGTTAAGGTAAATTATATTGAAGAAAATAAACAACCTGATTATATCAATTTACATGATTCTGAAGAAAATATGATTGAAAATACCAATAAACGTATTCAAAATAATAGTCTAGTTAATAAACTTTTTGAAGAATTTCAGATTACTTTAATTATTATTATATTATTCTTTCTATTTCAATTACCTTTTTTTAATTCTAAATTGTCTAAGTTTATGCCTAAATTATTTGACGACTCAGGTAACCTTAAATTTTATGGAATAATCGTTAAAAGTACACTATTTGGATTCGCTTTTTACAGCATAACAAAATCCTCGGATACATTCCTTAATAAAATGTCCTAATTAATTTAAACCGGTTCGTTTAAACAAAATTTATTATTATAACCCTGATTTATACATCTATGATATGAGTCTAAAAATCCGTCCTTATTTGAAAATTTTATATTTCTTATTGCTAATAACATTATTATTAAAAAAATAACTATATTAAATCTAGAATACATTATATATTTAATATAGAGGAATTTTAAAACTATCATCTTTTTTTTGATTCAACATAAATAAATCTTTAACTATCTTTTTTTTACTTTTACTTATACTTTTAGTTTTACTTTTACCATTTTTTTGTGTCTTTTTCTTTTTCGGCTTTTTATCTTTCGGCTTTTCATCTTTCGGTTTTTCATCTTTCGTTTTACTTTTACCTTTATTCTCGTTAGGAATGTATCTTAAAAACCACTCTTCATATTCTTTTGTTTTTTTATTATTCATCAATTCATTATATTTTTTTGTTTTTTCTTCTCTTATATCTTCCAATGTAGATTGATAACCATAACAATTTATACTAAATCTTCGTAATACTCCTTTTTGTTGTAGTCTATTTCTTTGTTGTACTTTAAAAAGAAATTCTGCCATACATAATATACGATTTTTATCATAATATGGTCTATTAGCATAAATGAATGCCAAATAAAAGCTCAACATAGTATCAATTGTTGCTACTCTTACTCTTCTTTTATCTATTTCAACGACGTTATAACTATGACACGCCAATGGTTCATATATAAAACATATAGTATCTTTACCAAATCTAACCTCATAATGTGCCGCAATAACTTCTCCAATACGTTCTCTTTTAATTACTGATATATTTTTGTATCCATTATATTCTAATCTTTCTTTTACTACTGTAGCAGTAAATTGTGGCTTCAAGGCCATAACATCGAAGTCTGGGTTTTTTTGTATAATTCTTTTACCTTCTTTTTTTGGCATATATGTTGAATATATACCATGAGCTAAAGATCCAAAAAAAACTACACCTTGCCCTATTAATGTATCCCTAACTATATTAAATATATCTAATTCTTTCTCTTTATTTTCCAATTCAAATCCTCTTTGAAAATTCATATTTAAACAATCCACACCATGTAATGGATAGTTTTTATTTAACAATATCAATCTCTTTAAAACCTTTTCCCAACGACTTGTGTCGCCCTCAGGTCTAGATAACTCCAAATACATGGCCATTCTTAAATAATTCGGTGGAGCATATAATATGCTACCAACACTTATACTTTCTTTCAATATCGCATTAAATAGCTCATTGTTCATGTATGTTATATCTGCTACTGGAATATAATTTACAAATACTTTGTATGTTCCATAATGTACGCCAGCTTTAGCTTCTACATCATCAAAATCTTTTGCATATATATCGGCCAACTCTTTAGCATCATCTAATGCATTAGGAGAAAAAAAATCATAATCTGGAATTTCTAAATCCTTATTATAAAACTGATCTTGTTCTGGTAAAATATTATTAATCGCAGTACCTCCATAACATATTAACTTTTTTCTTCTAATAAATTCTTCTACTATGCTAATTATGTTTTCTATTTCTGGACCTTTAACTGCTCTTTTTTTTTGGCGCTCTTCAGCCAAATCTACTGCACTTCTTAGAATTTTTAATTCCAATTCTTCTAAATTACTCATGTATACTATATATTTAGATTAATTTACTCATTATATTATTATACCAGTATTTCCTAATCTTAGTTTTTGTATTATCTCTTTTATTCACTATTGTAGGTTGATTTATAGCATATAGATTCGTGGATGATTCGCAACTATTATATTCTCGTTCATCCTCGTCTTGGTCGGCATCCACTGTATGTTTATCACTATACATATGTATAAACGCACTACCATTATCATAAAACCATTTAATATAATTATTTAAATTACCCAACTCTTCAAAATCTAATAAATCTTCTTTATATTCACTTTTAAGGTCTACCCACGGAATCAATGAATAATCTTTTGGTATTTTTTCTCTAAATGACATGCCTATAAAGTTTATTTTTGCTTTTTTGTGATAACAATAATTAGGATTTATTTTTATATCATCTGGAATAGATATCTTTAGTATATCAGTTTTTAATCTAAGTTTATTGACACTATTTTCGTTATCCATTAGATTTGTATTATTTACTTGAAATACATTAAAAACATCATTGGTTTCAATATTACCGCTGCCGCAATAATCATTAGATAAGTTTGTAGAAGCTTTTTCCCCTATTAAATTTAAATAATTTCCTATTATAGACCCATTATATGTCTCTTCATGTATATCGCTAGACATATATATAATACCCGATAGATCTGTCATCGATTCACTACCTTCTATCTTCGAATTTTTATATTGGATATGTGTGCCATTGCTTATATCATATGCTACCTTATCATAGAATTCTATTGTTGTTACTTTTATTCGTAAATTTACTATTAAAGGATCCTTATGCAATTCATAATCCATTGAAAATGCTTCCTCCATAATTTTAGATATAACTTTGCTTAATTTAATATAGTTGTAGCTATCTCGTCTAATACCATTCTTCATAGATGTTGTTCCTACAACTGGTTTATTGTTATGTTCAAATATTTCAAAATCTAAACATCTACAACCCAATTTAATACAATGCGATAATGCACATAAATCTACCCAATCTTCTTTAACAGAACAACAATTATATGCTGTCATAACATAACATTCATTTAATGGTACATCTAGACTATTAGCTATTAATGTTCCATTTTTTTTTCCAATCATATTTTTCTCACAATCTATGTCTTTCATCGCTAACTTATTTTTAACTAGAATAATAGTATACATAGTTATAACTACCACAAATGCCAATAATATCGTAAATACAAAGTCCATTATTATATATTTACAATAATTTATTTTAAAAGTAATATAACTATATTATATTAATGGCAGGTGGAATATTAAATTTAGTAGCAGTAGGTGATCAAAATGTTATAGTTCATGGTAATCCTGATAAAACATTTTTTACATCTACTTTTAAAACTCACACCAACTTTGGATTGCAAAAATTTAGGCTTGATTTTGAGGGGCAAAAAGTTTTACATACCACAGAAGAAACTAAATATTCCTTTAAAGTAAAAAGATATGCTGATCTTTTAATGGAAACATATTTATCTATTAATTTACCTGATATATGGAGCCCTATATATCCACCAAAAGAAACACAAGATTCTAGCGGTGAATGGGTTCCTTATGAGTTTAAATGGATTAAAAATCTTGGTGCTCAAATTATTAAAGAAGTGAGTGTTACCGTAGGCGGTACAACATTATGTAATATACCTGGTGAATTTTTTCTAGTTAATTATAATAAAAATGGTTATGGGAAAACAGGAACATTTAATACTATGACCGGTAACGATAGAAAGTTTTATGATCCTGGAAGAGGTGGTAAATCTTATCCTAATGCAGTTTATACAACTAACAGCGATGGTGCTGAACCCTCCATCAGAGGAGAACAATTGTTGATACCATTAAATTTTTGGTGGACTGTTTCATATAAACAAGCCTTTCCACTTGTATCTTTACAATATAATGAATTATATATACATGTTACATTTAGACCTATTAAAGAATGGTTTGTTATTAGAGATGTTTTAGATTCTACAAATGGTTATCCATATGGTGCCCCTAATTTTAACAGATCTCAAGATCAGTTTTATCATTTCATTCAGACACCTCCCAACGTTGAACTTAATTATACCAACAAAAACGTTACATGGAATGCTGATGTACATATAATTGCTAATTATTGCTTTCTTTCTGAAGATGAAAGAGTTAATTTTGCTACTAATGAACAAAAATATTTAATTAAACAAGTTTATTTGCATACATATAATAATATATCTACTGCAAATAAAATATGGTTGCAAAACTCTAAAGGTTTAGTTACAGATTTCACATTTGTATATCAAAGAAACGATGTTTATCTGCGGAATGAATGGAGCAACTATACTAATTGGCCATATAGTTATCAACCCTATAGAATTAAATCTGCACCTGTTACACTTGAAGGTAGCGTTCTATATGGAACAAGACAGCTGGGTCCTGGAGAAAACCCAGATTATACACCTACCGGTTTATATTATACTGGTGATTATAAAATAGAAAATGAAAAAGACATCTTGTTATCATTAGGTTTGATTTTGGATGGTCATCAAAGGGAAGAAATAAGAAACGCTAATGTTTATAGATATTTAGAAGCTTATAAGAGATTTTCTTCTACTCCCTATGAAGGGGTATATGGATATTCATTTGCCTTATCGACAAGCATTTCTAACTTACAACCTACCGGTTCATTAAACATGAGTATGTTTAACAAAATAGAACTAGAATTTACCACTCATACACCCACCATAGATCCAAATGCCAAGTATAATGTTATATGTAATCCCGATACTGGAGCACCTATAGGTTATAATAAACCTGCCGCCAGTTTATATGAATATAATTATGATTTAAGAATATATGAACAGCGATATAATGTATTAGTATTTTCATCTGGTAATTGTTCTTTGATGTTTGGTATGTAATAATATAATATTATATATATATAATATTATGAATTTTGAAAAAGCAAGAAATAAAACTGAAAGATTTTTTGCAAGAATTTTTGGTAGACAAGATGCATCCAATCAAAAAAAACAAGACAACCCTGATTTTGTAGGTGCTTATGCAACTGGTCTCGGCGTCAATCGTGGTAATCAAAGGATAGCAGAGGCAAGTAGATACCCTGAAGATGAACAAGATATTAAATCTTCTTTTGAAGATTATATCACTAGAAAAGGAAAACTACTTAATCAAGAAGAAAATAATTGGAGATTATTTGCTATTGAGTCTATTTCTTATTCTGTTCTCGTTTTAGTTATTGGTATTATTGGAGGAAACTTGGAAAATATTTCTAATTTAACAGATCCACATAACAAAGGTAATAGTTATTTACTACGAAATAAGTTTGAAGGCTTATTTAAACATTCATTAAGTGCTAATAGTCAACTTAAAATCGATGAAAGCGTATATAAAGATAAATCAATACCTATAGATTTAAGGGTCTGGTGTTCATTATGTGATTTAGGTGTGCAAGCAAAACTACTACTTCAAAGCTGGCCCTTGAAAATATTTGATTATGGTAACTGGGCAATGTGTGAATTAACATGGAATGCTTTTGATAATTTTTTTACTAAAGGTAAAGCATTCAAAGCATATTTTATACCGATTTTATTAATAATTATTATTTATTTTCAAATACCTTTAATTATAGGTTTTCTTGTTGCACTTCTTGGTTCAGCACAGCATCCAAATTTTCCTCTTTATTGGTTAGGAGTTTTTGCCTATTTGTCATATATTAAGTCAATAGTTAGACCTATGTTTAAATTTATTTTGGGTGGAAGTTGCACAAAGTTATTAGCTAAACCAGATATTACGTATATAGATCAAAGAATTGTCGATAGTCCTATGACAATTAATGAAATTTTGTTGTTAGATTCTTTGGATGAGAGGGTAGACGACCCTGGTATCAGATATTCTAAGCGTAGGGCAATTGGTAAATTACTAGAAATAATTAAAAGTACGCCGTGTACTTTTGATACAGCATATGAAAAATCTGGTAAGGAGACAACAATTAAAAATGCAAATTGCATTGATATGAATATTGATTACAGCATTGATAGTGGTAGTGATAGTGATATTAGAAGTTTTAAAGACCTAGTTGCGAATTTAATTTCAGGCGACTCTTTTCTTTATCTCGTCGCGCAAGACCAGGAAGTCAAGACGTTAATTAATGACACCTTAGGGACCTCGGCGACGGCTTCAGACAATGATTTGTTCTCGGTTATCGGAGACGACGGAAATGACAGGTGGGATTCATATAAACAAGGCCGCGACGATATCCTCAGCAGACGCTATGCTAGCCGTAGACGTAAAGATAAATTTAAATATTTTGTCAATCCTTTGTGTGTTGCTGATGTAGTATATATAGATAGTGAATTTCGGGAGAGAGAAGGTTCTCCATTATGGGAGGCCGATGTTAAGTATTGGCTATGGAGTAAGACTAAACAGTCTGATCGTAAGAGAATGTATGATAAACTTAGGGATGAAATTGATAATGATACATATGGCTATTTTAAAAATCTTGATACCCAAATACAGGGCAAAAAAAAGGAAGGGCGAAAAATAGCAAAGAGAATCATAGACTTAGTAGAAAGTAAAGATAATGAATGGCACGAGGCGGCCGTCGGCGCGTCGGCGTTCACCACGCGCCCGACGAATGTGGGCCAATACAGCAATATTCAAGGTCTCTTTCGAACGACACATGACTATGAAATGGCCGCGGGGACAAGGAGCTCTAATATCACCAACAGCGACCACACCTTGTGGACCTCGGGGGCGACGAAGGAAGAGAGAGACAATGGAAACAACGGGGACAAACGCCGAGATGCGAAGGCCAATGCAGAGACTGAAATCAATAATCGAGCTGCTCGTCTTAAAAATAATTTAAGAAAAATGATAAAAAATACTAAATTACAAAGAGATATTATTATGGCCATGGTTCGTTTGTTAGCTCTTTTGTTCATCATTTACAAAGCTTTCGATATAGGATATTCGAAGCATATACTTGTAGATAATCCTGAAAAACCTAATCGTTGTGCAGCAGCTGCAGCAGAACAGAGTGGTGGTCGCGGGTCAAAATCGGGAGCGGCACGGCGAGCGGCACCGTCATTTACAAAAACAAGAGCAAAGGCGGACGCGCTTACAAATAAATTTTATAATGTAGCAGGCAAGACAAACGATATGGCCGAACGTGCCGTGGCGAGAGCGGGCAATACCGACGCGGCGCTTCTCGCGAAAGATGCTTTACGTTCTGAGAGAGGAGCCAATATTCGTAATTCCGGAGCGGCTATGCTTGGAGTTAAAGATGATGATGGTACGTTCCTATCGAAATTTATTAATCTTATGAACTCTGCTTTAGAATTCTGTGGTAATATGGCTTCGACAGAATTTGAAGGTTCGAAATGGATGATCATACCCAAGGCTGTTAAAGTGTTAATTGGTGTTGTGGGATGCATGGTTGGTTATCCAATCTATTTCGCAATTCTTGTAGTAGCCTTGTTATTAAGCATCCTAATGAAAATAGGAAAATACCTATTTATAAGTTTACCATTACAAATAAAGCAAATGACTACTGATTGCGACCAAAGAAACATTCTTTATAATTCTTTTATGACACTTATTAAGTTAATACCGTTTATCGTTGTATATAATGTTGTAGGATTATGGTTTGCACCTATATATGGATTAGCAGCGTGTATAGCATTTGCTATTTTCGTCCAAATTAAATTTATTTCTTTCACATTATTTGGTACAAAAGACTCACAATTTATCAAAAAACATATTAAAGAAAATAGATTTGGTCTAACACTTTTAGCTTCAATAATGATTACTTTTTCTTCAGCTAAAAATCTTAAACCAGGAACTGCATTTGGAGTTGCGTTAGCGTCCGTAATATCTATGTTAATATTAGCTTGTGAAGTATAGTTAAATAATGATTAAATATATTTAAATAATTATTATTTTTAAGTTTATGGGTAAAAAGAGTAAAAAAATATCTAATAAAGAATTGCCATTTGTAAGTGTATGCACTCCAACATATAACAGAAGACCATTCATACCAAACATGTTAAAATGTTTTAAACATCAAGATTATCCTATGAATAGAATGGAATGGATAATATTAGATGATGGAACTGATCCTATAGAAGATCTTATATTAGAAGCTAATCTTCCACAAATTAAATATATCAAATTAAAAGATAAAGTACCTCTAGGCAAAAAAAGAAACATGTTACATGAAAATTCAAAAGGCGATTTTATTGTTTACATGGATGATGATGATTATTATCCACCTTGTAGAGTATCTCATGCAATAGATATGTTATTAAAGCACCCAAAGGCATTATGTGCAGGTTCTTCAGAAATATATATTTATTTTAAACATATAAATCAAATGATACAATTTGGACCTTATGGTCCGAATCATGCCACTGCAGGAACATTTGCTTTTAGAAGAGAATTATTGAAAGAACATAAATATGAGGATCATGCAGCATTAGCTGAAGAAAAGGCATTTCTTAAGAATTATACAGTACCTTTCGTTCAATTGGAGCCAAAAAAAGTGATATTAGTATTTTCACATATTCATAACACTTTTGATAAAAAAAAATTATTAGATAGCCCACATCCAAATTTTGTAAAAACAAGTGATAAAACAATAGATGATTTTGTAAAAGAACCTGATATAAAAGATTTTTTTATAAATAAAATAGAAGATTTACTTAAAAATTACGAACCTGGACATCCTAAAATGAAACCTGATGTCCTTCAACAAATCCAAGAAATCGAAGAAAAACGCAAGAAAATGGCTTCTGAAAATAATGGTACAATAATGTTACAACAAGATGGTAAAGAACCTATACAATTAACACAACAACAGGTTCTTCAGCATTTAAATGATCAAAATAAAAAGATGCAAGAATTAGTTCAATTATTAAAAGAACGTGATAAAACTATTTTTGAATTAAGAAATAACGCTACAAATAATATACTACCAGATAGAAGTCTAGATATTTTTAAAGAATTACATGAAATTAAATTATTATTAGAACATAATAATAATACTAATAATGTAAAAGATGCAATATACTACAAAGATTATAATTTATTAATAAAATAAATTGAATATAAATAGTATTCATTTATAAATATAAATGGATACTATCGATACTGCCCCGTCTAAAGATGATTTCCTTATTCCTACAAAAAAAACCTACAATACCGTAAAAAATTTTTACTCTTCTGAAAGAGGTCAATACATAGTTAATGCACTTACCGGTGAAAAGTACAACTACAAAGTGGGGTCTTTAGATGAACAAAAGTTCTGGCGTGTAAATATTCCTTTTACTAAAGATGGTGTTACTAATTCTGTTAAATTATTTTATGTTTCACCATCAGAATATGAATATCATAGAGATATTGATGTAGAAACTGATATTAAGATTAAATGGAGCAGGAAAAAAACATATAAAAAGGTTATAACGCCAATAGATGATACACCCAAATATACATCAGTCAAATAAACAATAATCTATATACCTAATTATACGATTAACATCTAATTCATTTATATCATAATAATAAGACAAATTATCAATATCTTTTTTACACATATTTTTTTTAATATTATAGAAAAAACCTAACATATCTTTTCTATCAAAGCTTAATTCTTGACATAACCCCTGAGTAAATATTAAATTATTATATTCTGTTGAGTACTTTGTTAATACCTTTGTAAATCTTATTTCTTCATTTACCTTTATCTTAATTTTATTATTTTCTTTATAATTGTGAACAATATAATTAGTATAAAATGTTTTTATTAAAGAACTTATTTCATTAAATTGCCATATTTGTTTTTGAAATGTTATTCTGTCCATGTAATCCGCATAACATATATTTTTCAACACATTCGAATATAATTTTATACCATCTTTTAAATTTATTTTATTAATAAGGTCTATTATATTTTCATGCCAAAGAAGACCTACTATAGTTCTATCTGTATCGTTAATAATATTTGAATGCTCATTTACATTATATTTATTTTTTAATAACTTATTTGTTAATTTTTTAACATTAGTATCATCGCATATAATATTTAATAAATTATCTAGTATGGTTATATCATTCTTAATAAGTAAATTTATATATCTTAATTTTCTAAAGTCATTATCTATATAATCTAACAATTGTTCGCGAATATTATCATTAATATTGTAGTTATTTATAAGAAAAAAATTAATTTCTTCTCTTTTAGGTTTGTATAACTCACATAAATTACATACTTTCATTAATTCTTTATTTTTTTTATCTACATCTTTTTTTCCTATAAATATTATAGGAACTTGTGTAAATGTTTCGTTTTTTTGCTTTTGAGTTTTTTTAAGTCGTACTAATTTTATTAAAGAATTTATACAGCTTTTATCTGTATTATTTAAACCGTCTATTTCATCTATTACTATTACCATTTTTACTTCCTTTTTACTAAAAAAACTAGTTACATTTTTATATGATATGCTTTTATTGTTCAATAATTCTATTATAGATTTACTTCTTATATCACTAAATTCATATTTAATTATGTCATAATTTAATTTATTAAGTAAATTCATAACAAATATAGTTTTACCACAACCTGCTTCACCATAAACATACATACCTCTGCTTTCACAATTATCATTGTTATTAAAGTTATTTAAAAAATCTGTTATTTTTTTTTCTTCTTTCTTTCTTTCAACTATTTCTATCATTAATTTATCTCAAAATTTATTTTTAATTAAATATTTACCATATTTATTTTTTATTATGTTAGTACACTTGGGAGATTCACTATTAAAACAATAATATATTAAAAACTCTACATAATTTTTATAAATTTTTGTTCTATAAACATATTTTTTGTGTTTTATAAAAATATCTATATTATTGTATAGAATTAAATTCAATATGTAATCTTTATCTTGCCTTATCAGTCTTCTTAACTTTGTTTCTGTTATATAGTATTCATTATTAATATAATTTTCAAAGTTATTTTTATTTATATAATATAACCATTTAGGATTAACAAATTTATATATGTGATCTGTTAAATCTTCACATAAAAACATTATTGTTTAATATAGAACTATATTAAATAATAATTCAATTTAATGTTAGTTCTTCTAGCCATCAAAAAGTGTGTTGTCTGGCTCTGAACCTTTATATGATGTACAATCTATATTACTATTAGTAATACCATCCCATGTAATCCCGTTATGCTGTGCCCATTTTCTTTTTCCACAATGTGTCGCCCATTCCGAAGCTGACCCAAAAGGTTTTGCTTCGTTACCACGTTTTATCTGTGCTGATGCACTACCTGATGCCCCTCCATCATTATATGTTATTGCAAGGCCATTTGCGGGAATTCCACCCCATTCCTCCGGTTCCGCTTCACTAAAACTAGCGGGGAGCACAGTATTCGGATTAAATACTGCACCATCATCATCATTAGGAGACATTCTTAAAGTGTCGTAACACACTGGTCCACTAGATTCATGTCTAATAGTCCAGTAATCGGGACAAGTATTAGATTCTGGAGGCCATTTGCTTTTTGGTTCAGAATAATTATACATAACAAAAAATAATATTATAGTAATAATTGTAACAAATAAACCTACAAATATAAGATATTTTATATAACTATCCATTATATATTTTTAATATAAAATATTTTATTATAGTATATTTATATATGTCTAATTACAATGGAAGAATTAATATTATAGATAATAATATTAACAATAATAAAATATTTAATGTTAAACCCAATCAATGTTCTAGTTATGATGAAGCCTTAACCGGCACCTTAGAATGTTCTAAATTATCTAAAGCATTTTTTTCAAAAGAAAATATGCAAATAATACAAAATTCAATAAGAGCAAACGTTTATAAACTCTCAAATAATAAACATGTAATTGGAGAACAGGATTCCACTAACCTTAAAATTATTATGAGAGCCATATTTTTACAATATACAAGAAGCCTTTCTACAAATATTACAAAACAAATTAGTGATTTAAATAACATAATCGTCAACCATTGTGTTCCTAAAATATTAACTGAAATTGATGCCTATCTTAAATATAAAAATGACGTTAGCACACTAGTTGTTCCTATTGATAGACCAATACAAACAGACTTTAAATACAAAACGAATGAATTTAAAAGATTTTTCTAAATACATTATAATGGAAGATAACGATAAACCACTCATAAATGTTGAAGAAGGTGTTGTATTACTAGAAAATAATAAATGGAATGGTGGAATATGTGATTGCTTTAATAATATGTATCCAAGTATGGTATGTTCATTTTTAACGCCATATATATATTCATCTATTATGTATCATCATATAACAAAAAAAAAATTAATATATAATCCGATATTTGTATATTTGTTCCTTAATTTTATAAGTATTTTAGTAATGTCTTACTCAAAGTTATTCTCCTCCGTAATATTCTATATGGCTAATTTTTACATTTTATGTGTAGCTAATTTCGTAAGAAAGAATATCAGAATTAGAAATAATATACCTGGTTCTAATTGTGAAGATAGTTTTTTAACAGTATTTTGTTTACCTTGTTCCCTTTCACAATCTGCTAGAACACTATACTCTCATGATACTGTATGTGATAATTTAGTATGTCATTCAAATAATATTATTTAAATTCTTTATATTTATAAATGAAACTTTATCAATATAAAGATAAACCTGCATTACCATTTTTAATGTTAATTATATCATTTATACCATTTTTACATAAAAATTTTATAAAGAAAGATATATATACATTATCTAAAACTTCGGCTATAGTAGCATTTCCTTTTTGGCTATGGGCAATTTTTAATACTATTAATGGTAAAAAAGATTTAGGAGTAATATCTTTTGGATCGGTTTTATTGTCATTTCTAAAATGCAATGGGTTTTTAAAAAAACAACCCAAAAAAAATATTTGCAAGAATCTCTTTATATTTTCTTCTCTTTTAGTCACAATCAATTATGCTATTGCCTTTTCATATCTTAAAAATAATAAAGAATATTATGGATTTTCAACTTGTTTTTGGTTTTTCATCACTCTTCTTTTTTTCAACTATGAGTATTAATTTGTCATCTAAATATACTTGTTTTTTATCTATATACTCTTCATTATCTACTATTGTTTCTGGCTCATGAATAATTTCACTAGCCAACGTGTCATATCTTACTATTGTTGGCATTTATAATATATACAAATATTATCTGTATATATTAATATAATGGTTCATCTTGTGAATAAAGACAATATAATTCATACAATATTTTATGCATTATTAACATTCTTTATTGCACCATATGTTTTGGTTGAATTAACTGGAATAATAAATACTAAGCATTTTAGTGATCCATGTCAAATGGGATTCAATATAGGTTTCATTATTTCGCTTATTTTATGGAATGTATTTACAAGAAAAAATGTTTATGAAATACCTTAATTTCCAAAATTATATCTCATATATCTTCTTCTATAATTATTCCAATATCTTTCTGCTTCTTCATCATTTCTAAACCCATCTGGATTACTGATATACAATTCTTGTAAATATCTAGCACGTAAAAATCTCCATTCTAATTCCCCTACATTTTTTATGCATTCTGCACTAGGAGTACATATAGCATACAACATTATTTTATTTACTATACTTTCCGGTAATTTATCCATATTACTTTTTCTTTTTAATCTTTAACTTTAAATTACTATATTTTTTATCATATTCTTTTTCAAATTTATCTAATTCATCCAACCAGATGCTTTCTATTGTTCTAGACTTTAAGTCTTCCAAGAATTTAGATAAATCTTCTTTTTCTTTCAAAATTTTTTCCACGTTTTCTTCTGATACACTATCCATAGGCATCTTAATTAAATAGTTATAATTATCATCTATTTTATCGAAATTCATATTTGTCATAACTTTAACAATTTCTTCATTCTTCTTTTTTCTGAGATCTAACTCATCTTCTAACAAGCATTTAATATAACGTGCCTTATTACTCATTTTATTTAGTTTCATATATCCATCTTCTAATTGTTTATTCTTTCTTTTGTGATAAATCTCAATACGTTTAATATAAAACTCATCTATAATATCTACTGGTTCGTTATATTTCTTTAAATTTTCATCTGCATCAAAAGCATGCATATTTGTTATTGCTTTTGTTGTACTTAATTTTAATATTTTTTCGTCAGTTTTAGCTAATTCTCCTTTAAAGAATGTTATTGTTATATTAACATCCTTTTCAGTACTATTATCTTCTATTTCTCTTACAATTCTACTTTTAATCAGTGTTTCTAAATATGCTTTGTAATCATCTGTCCAAATACCTATAGGTAATTCTGTTATTCTTATTTTATCCTCACTAATTAATTCACAACACCCTTTAATCAAATATTTATTATCATCTGTTTTAGTAATAGTTCCTTTGAAACCCTCATAATACAACATATCATCAAATTTATTATTATACACATGATTAAGTTTTCCACGAATATATTCTACTATTTTCTTCGGTGAAAAGCAAGGAATGTCTGTACTAAATCCTGTTCCTATACCTTTAGAACCATTAATTAGTAACATTGGTAAAATTGGTGCATAATATACTGGTTCCACTAACTGACCATCATCATCTAAATAATCTAATATACTATCATCTGCTTCTGGAAATATAAATCTGGAAATCGGATTTAACATAGTGAATATATATCTTTCTGATGCACTATCTTTTCCACCAGCTAGTCTTGTTCCAAATTGACCATTTGGCATAAGTAGATTAATATTATTTGAACCAACATAATTTTGTGCCATACCTACTATAGCTCCATTCAATGAAGCCTCGCCATGATGATATGCGCTATTTTCCGATACATAACCACTAAACTGTGCAACTTTTATTTCCTTATCCAGTTTTTTCTTAAACGCTGAATATAATATCTTTCTCTGACTTAATTTGATACCATCCACCAAATTTGGTATAGATCTATCATTATCATATTTTGAAAAATGCTTCATCTCCTTATTCACAAACTCCTCATATGGTACTAAATTATCATCTGTATTTAAATAATCTTTTCTATTGTAATTACCTAACCACTCTTTTCTATCGTCTGCCCTTTTCTTATTAAAAACCTTGTCAATACTATTTTTACTATAATCTTCATTCCATTTAAAATTTACAATTTTTTTATTTTTAAAATATTCTTTAAACTCATTTGATGTACTTGTACCTAAACCTTTATAATATTTAATATGATATCCATTTGTTGAGTTACTATTTCTCCAATTTTCATATTGACCTTCATTGTAAAATAATAATTCTTGTGACCCTTTTTTAGCTTTAATGATAGGTGTATTCATAAACCCTATAAATCCTTCTATTTTAACAAGCGACTCCCATAAACTATCAAACATGTTTATTCCCAATCCTTTAATATGACTACCATCTAAATCTTGATCTGTCATAAACATAATACTTCCATATCGTAAGCATATTTTAATATCCTCGATGGAATACTCTTTATCGGTTTCTAGACCTAAAATTTGTTTAATTTCATATATTTCTTTATTTTCAGCTATTTTCTTTAAAGATTCATCTCTCACATTCAATAATTTACCTTTCAAAGGATAAACCCCATAAATATTTCTATCTTCTTTGGATAACCCTGATAATACACCAGCTTTAGCTGAATCTCCCTCACACAAAATCAATGTACATAAACTAGATTTAGAAGTACCAGCGAAATTAGCATCGACTAATTTCGGAATCCCTCTTATAGATTTAGTTTTCTGACCATCAGTTTTCTTAACTTCCTTATTTTCCTTAACCTGTGTTAAACTCATCGCCATATCCATTACACCCAGACCAGATTTAATAGCTATTTTTTCAATAAATTTATCGCTTACCTCACAAGTAGAACCGAATTTTGGAACTGGTGTATTCATAAAATCTTTTGTTTGACTATCAAACGACGGATTTTCAATACTACAATTTACAAACAACATAAGTTGTTCTTTTAATGTACTTGCTTTAACATCCACCTTTTTCTTTTTTTTAATGTAAGCTATCAATTTCTTAACTATCTGACTTAATATATATTCCACATGTTTACCACCTTTATTAGTACATATTCCATTCACAAATGATATGTGAGTAAACTCATCCTCTGGTGCTAAACAAACCGCATATTCCCATCTTTCATTGGCTTCTTCATAAATACGTTTAGTTTCATCCTTAGATCCTATATAATAATCTATATATTGTTGAAAATTCTTAATTGGGATTAGATCTCCATTAAAAGATACCTTAACTTTCTTATCTGTAACTGCAGCTATATCATAGATCCTTCTTATAAACAAGTTATACATATCCTTATTTAAATTTTCTATACCTAATCGTTTGTAATCAGGTTTGAACACCACCTTTGTATATGCTTTTCCTTTACATTTTGTTATAGTAGGTTTTTCTATTATATCTAAATTATTCTTAAAAACCTGATTATACTTTAAATTTCTTTTCGAATCAACAGTTTCTATCATACCCCATTCAGACCAAATTAAAACTAACTTAAATCCAAATCCATTTTTTCCTCCTACTATTCTCTTTTCTGTTTTATCATAATTTGTTGATGTCCTTAAATGACCGAAAATTAATTCTGGTATATAAACTTCATGTTCCGGATGTATTGCTACATCAATTCCATCTCCATCATTACATATTTCAATAACACCTTCTTCATTAATTCCTATGTTTATATATGTAACAGGATTTTTATTAGTCATTCTTACAACATGATCACGCGAATTAACAATACCCTCATCAAACAATTTATACAAACCTGGAATATAATTATGTTGCTTGTATTCAAAAAGATTTTTATCACTTTCATAAATCCAGTTAAATGATTCAACATTCTCAACAGAACCGATATATGTATCCGGATTATCTAAAACATGCTCCTTATCACTCTTTTTTTGGTATTTATTCGCTAATTCATTACTAGTCATAATCTTGTATTTTACAAATAATCTTTTTAAGTTTATTCAATTTATATTTAAAATTAAGAAATGGCTATCCCTATGAAATTATGTAGGGAGGCCAAAAAATAAGGCCCCCCTTAGATAAACAATCTGGTTATTAAGAAAAATTAACTTTTTTCGTTAAGTCAGTCTGGCCTGGATTTTTTTATTTTTATAATTTGAAAG